ATTACCCCAAGAAGTATTTGTTATGAGTAGTGGGCACTATCTTTCTTATTATTATTATACTTCTATGAATACTATCTTTAGCAAAATATATAATATAATAATTAGCTAACTAGTAGTTATGTAGTTATATAGTTAGTATATTATGTAGATAGATAGTTAGTAGTTATCAATTTAATAGTTATGAGGAAGGTCAAAATAGATTCTTTTAGGATTTTTCACCGTTAGTAAACAATTTCTCTTAGGAGCTATGAGAGAAACTGGAGAAACAAAATTTGCACGTTCTCTATAAAGAGAGATGACGATAAGAGTTAAAAAGGTAAAGAGATAAAAAGATAGAGAAAGATTTATTAAGGACAAGTTACATAAATGATATTGTGAGAAAATGAGCGAAATCGTTAAGACGAAAGTAAGCAAAAAACAAGCCAAAGAATTGATTCAACAGTTTCAGCAAAATCCACACTTTGATAATTTTTCAAAACCAGAACATGAATATTATACGTTTGCTGATAAAAAAGGAGGAACTATAATAACGATTTATAAATTTGACAAAAAGTATTATCTTGAGATTTTCTCAGGAAGCTAACTTTTTATTTTTTATTTTCTATTTTTATTTTTAGGCATGGCTATCAATATTTTTTCTCATTTCTGTTTTAATATTTCAGAATCAAGAAGGATTTCTAAGTAAGGGACTTGATGATAAAAGAGTCGAAAGATAAAGAGGTAAAAAGATAGAGAAAGATTTAATAAGGGGGGAAGAGGATGATATATTGGTGAAAAGGTGTATGAGTCAAGAAGAAGAGAAGATGAATCAAGATATAGTTCAGTTAAGCCGAGAAAGTCTAACTGAGGAACAAATACGTGAGTTAATTGATAAGGCATCAAAAGAAGGCGTTCATGAATCAATGTTTATTCTTGTATTAAACGAATGGAGAAGACCGGGGCCAAGTTTTACTGATCACGGCGGATTTACAGTTCTTTACGGCGAAATCGAAAAAATATTTATGCATCATTATTACGATTACCCAACGACTGACGAATATGTTTATGTAATATTGCCTAAGACTAGGGCGGTCGTTATACTATTTGAGTGGGCTGACGATTACAAAGGTAAGTTATTAAGGTATGCTAAGTTGTATATTTTCACTTATTATAAGGGGTGGATATCAATAGACCTTTATTAACGTAATTCTTTTTTTAATTTATTTTCTTTTTATTAAGCTAATTTTTTTATTAGGAAGTTTTAAAATATTTTTTAGGATCTGAAAAAAATTATTTATAAAAAAATAGAATGAATTTTATATTTAGAAATAAATTGAAAATAGATATTGTTTATTTTCTGCTAGATATACATCAATGCTGTCATCATTTTCGCTAATTTCTATTTTTTCCACATTTTCAATTTTTGTTTTTCCGAATTGCAGACTTAATATTATTTCGGCATTGTATTTTTCGGGAATGAAAGTTATTTCAAATTTAAATATTTTTTTCTTCAATAATAGAAATCCATTTATTTCCATCTCTTTGCGGTTTAATGTTATGATTTCTGGAGTTTCTTGCATTTCGAAAAAGAACATTAATAATTGTATTACTTCTTTTCTAATTAGTTTTTTAGTTATGAAATTTATATTTTTTCTCATTGTTTCGATTTCATCAGGTTTCATTTTTATCGTATGTATGTCTTGTAGATTTATATATATAAATTTTTCTGTGAATTTTTAGAGTTTGGTAGACTGAATTTATGCATGTTTATTAAGAGATGCAAAGGTAAAAAGATAGAGAAAACTTTATTAAGGGCCAAGTACATATGTTCTAATAGTGGTGTATAATGAAAGAGATAAAAGTAAGAGATAGGGGACAACAATTGAAGTTAGAACAAAAAGACGGATATACAATATATAAATGCCCTTATTGTGGAAACGAGTTAGTTGAAATCGACAATCAGGGAAATTATCATAATATGAGTTCTTGCCCTCATTATCAATGGGAGGAGCTCAGTATTTCATGCTATATCGGAATTGGTGACGAATGTTTTCCAACAATAATAATGAAACTAAGGCGGATGAGTTTAATACAAATTTTTGACGATATTTGGGTCAATTTACTTTTGCCAAAGCAAAATTAATTTTTTTATTTTTTCATTTTTCACATTTCTAATTCTATGTTTTTTATTTTTATGTCAAATTTTTCTCATTTCTGTTTTAATATTTCAGAATCAAGAAAATTAAAATAGTATAAAATGTATATGTAAAAAAATAGAGAGAACTTTATATATGAGTTTTGTCATATGTTATATCAATGATGGAAATCGATAGGAAGGTTAAACTAGGAAGGAAAGAAAAAGCAATTTTAGATTTTTTAGCTCAATTTCCTCAAGGAATATGGAAGGCTGAAATTATAGAAAAGTTCAGTTGGGCATCACGTTACAATAGTGTTATGAATAAAAGATTATATAATATGCAAAAAAAAGGATTAATAGAAATTAAAGCAGAGATTAATCCTTCCTCTGGAAGATCAAAGCAAAAAGTCTACTTAAAACAATAATTTTTTTATTTTATTCTTTTTTTAAGACAAATCGTAAATTATTTCTTCTATTTCATCCATTATGTCCCTTATCCATTCCATTATTCTTTTCTCAAATTCATATTTCTCATAGTTCTCATCTATATCATTATTTATTCTAATTATTTCTCTTAACTCATCTTTCGCATTTTCTAAATTTTGTATTGCATTTTTCAAGTTCAAGATTACTTTCTCATAATTTGACATTTTATATATCCCCTTTTTTGAACTGTCCATTATGACGTTTTAAAATCTTTTTTATATTTCTTTTTTTGACAGAAAGCTTTAAATACATAACATATAAATTAAATAATAGGCGTAGCGCCTACAGTGAAGGGGGATTTGGCGTAGCGCCACATCCCCCGGATTATTTCTGGAAAAAATTCTATATTTTTATTCTCTTTAGCTTTTTTAAAAACTTAAAAAAATAAATTATTTCTTTCCTTTCCACAAAATTTCCAAACCTTGATTTTTATCCCAAGTTAGTCTTACATTTTTTAATTCTATTCTATCATGATTATTTGAATCTCCAATAACAACTTCAATATCTAAACTTGTCTTTAAAATATGTAAAAACTTAAACTTAGTATTATTAATCATAAAATTCATTTCTGTAGAATCTTCAAAGTCAGCAAAAGTTAAATTCATCAATGTTAAATTGAAAATATGTATATCATATAATCCATTCTCATATTTCCAATATTTAAAATCTAAACCGTTTTTCTTTAGAAATTCTAAAAGAATCTTTCCTTCTTTTACTTTCAAAAAAGATCACCGAATTTGTTTCTTGCATTATTAATACACTTTGCTATATCATTTCTAGGAACGCCTTCAATACATCTTTTAGAAACGAAATTAACACTTGAGGAGTTTATTACACTTTCTAACGTTACAGGCTCAAAATTTACAAAGTTTTCATGAATTATACAATTCGGCCCCGCAAATTTAAATAGGATAGGATGGACTTTTTTGACTTCTTCCAACATTGCCCATGCTATTTTTCTAATTTCCCATTGTGATCTTGAACAAAGTCTTAAGCTAAAGAAGTTGTAAAGTTCTCTGGCGTTCATGGTCACTACTATGTTAGTGTTTACACCGTTGGGCAAGACATATCTTGCATCTTCTTCAGGAACTCCGTTTTCCAAAAGAGAATAGTAATAATTGTAAATTTGCTTATAAGCAGTTTCAATTAGACCTTTGGCCCTTTTTTCTGTAGATGATGGCGTTATTGGCTTATAATATTCTTCAATCGGTTTAGCAAATCTGTGGCTCATCTGTGTATATGATGCGATTCTATGCCTGACCAACTGATGTGAGGCGACTCGAGATATGTCTTCTATAGAGAAAGTATAAACTGAATGTTCTAAGACTGACCAATACCCGTGCAGTATCGCATCTCTGATCCATGTCTCTATCTCTTCTTTGGTCATGTCTTTTTCATGATGTTCCCATCCTTTCCTACTTCTAGACATCTTAGACGCTATGGCCACAACTTTCTCTCCATCTTCAGAAAAAGAAACTAATTGGATTTTCATTTATATCATCTTTTTCTATTTTAATCTCATTATTTTTTCTACTCTGGCTTTTGGATTTGTTTCTTTTTCCAATTCCTCTTGCAAGAACTTTTGTAATGCTAATCTTATCACTTCACTTCTATACATTCTATGATTCATAGCATATGTATCCATTTTTATTATCAGATCTTCATCAGCTTTGAATACAATTACTCTAAGTCCCATTTAAATTACCCCCTCTACTTTTTTTACTATATGAGTTTTTCCGACAGTTACACCGATTGTGAACATTCCTTCAGTTTTTAACTTATATATTCTTATTTCGAAATAAAATGGTTTATTTCGCATAACTAAATATCCATTTATACTCATTTCCTTTTTCGCATAAAATAGAATTTCGAACTTTCCTGAAAAAAATATTGCACCGTCTAAAATATTGTATATATCTTCTTCTTCTAATCTTTCGACTATCTTTTTCACTTCTTCTAATGTTGTGGAACTCATGTTTTCTCAACATAATGTCATAATATGACGTTTAAAAATATTTTTATTTTTCGTCTTCTAATTTAGAACAGAGATCCGTAACATTTTCCTTTAAATTCACAGTTCTTACAGAAATAGGAATTGACGGGCGGTATATTTTTATGATCTTCCATCTTTATATATTCTTTAAATTTCTTAATCCATTCTATAGCTTTTTGTATATATTCATCTATTAGTTTCTTGTCTATTAGAAATTGTTTAACTTCCCTATTTATCCTATTAAGGTATATAATATAGATATTGTCAATTTTATAATTCTGCTGTTGTAAAAGATAGTAATATATAGCGACTTGGTAAAGATGATACTCTTTTATTTGGAAATAGTTAGTTGAAATAGTTTTTAACTCTATAAGATCGTTATTACAAATTAGATCTATTCTTCCTGATATTTTCATTCCTTCAATTTCGCCATTTATTTCAATTTCAGTCTTACAATTTAACTTTTCTTCAAAATAATGTTCAACTTTTTCATGATATTGTTCACCGAGATCAAGACTTATTTCATTCACTGCTTTTTCAAATTCATATTTCCTACTGAAATAACTTTTCCTAAAACAAATTCCAATTTCACTAGGAAATATTGTATCTTCTGGATATTTCATCTTAAAGCTTTGTTTTACAAATTCTTCATAATTCATTTTTATCCCCCTAAATTACTAAATCTCATAAAGTTTATTATTTGACTACATATTTCATCATTCGATTTTTGACCAATTTGAAGATCAATATCCAATGCCTGTAATAGGATTTGTAAATCAATTGATTGTTCTTGTCTCCTAGATTCCAAATTATCACAAGTTATATAATTATTAATGCTATTTATTTTTTGCTGAATTAGTTCTATTAATGCCCTTAAAATTGATGGATAGAGAACTCTTGAATTTATTATTTTTTCATAAGTCTTTTTTATTGCTAACTGAATAATATGAATTCTATCTAGAATTGCGGGAGTAAATATTTCATAATTTTGAAGATAATCTTCTACATCTGGAGTTTTGAATTTATCAAGAATCATTGAATATGGATTTCCGGCGTATATAATTGGAATACATTTTTGTATTGTTGCTGATTTGGATTCTGTTCCTGCCCCTCTAGTCCAAACGCAATTTTCTAGACCAGTGCTTAAAGTTGCATTAATTGAGCCTAATTCTTTTGCTGAAAAACCCTCTTTCCAATTTTGAATTTCGTCAAAAATTAGTCCCTGACTCAGAAATACTGCACCATACATATTATTTCTAGCATCATAAATTAAATTTGCATATGTTGGAGATTCTGTATAATATCTAAAGTTAAAAACTTCCTGAAGTATCATGAAAGTTGTAGTTTTTCCAGTTCCTCTATTGGAAATTTCGATATAATTTATCTGTCTTTTCGTAATTGGAGATTTAAATAATGGGAATAATCTAGGAAGAAATAGAAATATATCATTTATTTCCATTTTTGTTGGGTCATAGCCAAAACTTTGAAGAAGAAGAGCGTAAGTTTGTTTTTCAGAATTCGCTAAATCGAATAATTCTTTTGCAATTTCATAATTATTTGGCGGTTCTATTGAATAAATATCTGATATATACCACTTTTCAACTCCTTTTCTTATTTTAACAAACATATAGCTAGTTATTAAATTGTAAAAATCGTCTGGATTATCTGCAATTTGATGAGGATCAAAACTTGCAGTGAAACCATTTTGAAATCTTGCTATTATTTCATCATTTTTAACTTTAAAATTTGTTATCTTTGAGATAAATTTTATCTCGTTATAATATGGCAGATTTGAGGAGAAATATTGTTGATCAATTCCCCGTTTATAAGCTTTAAGAATTTCATTTTTCTTTTTTTCATCAATTTGTTTTTCTGATAAAATAATATTTAAAATTCGTTCAGTGTCTCGTGGATTGTAAAAAAATGAGTGAGACTTTATTTTATCCAAAAGACTAATTGAACTGCTCATGAAAAAAATGATAACTTATGACGTTTTAAAACTCTTCTTCAACGTTTCTCTTTTCCCTTCTTCTTTCCTTCTTTTCTTCTTTTTGTTCTTGTTCTTCTTCGCCTAATTCCAATTCTTCCTCTTGGACTCTATTATTATTTCTACTAGTAAATCTTACGTATTCATTAAGCAAATCTGCATACTTTTCTAGAAATTCCGAGATCAATCTTAGATCTTCAGCATCATTAGCAGTTATTCCTATCTGCTTTCTGAAGTTATTTTGACTGTGTATAGTCATACTGTATCTTACTGAATTTCCGTTAGGAATCGCATTTAGTTGTACTACAATTCTTTTTATTCCCTTAATTTTTAGAACTCTTGACATTATTTTATTTTGTTCTTTTGCCTGTTTTCCAATTTCATCTATTATTTCTTTGAGGGATGCCATACATACTCCCTATCTAAAAACTTAGAATATGACATATTTATATATTTATAATGACGTAACTTAGGACATTGTTAGGTCTTAAAAATAGTCGAAAAAAATAATTAACTTATTTGGAAGAATATAGATCTTATTATCTTAGCTATTTTAGTATTGTACTTTCTGGATAATTCTTCTAATTTTTGGTAATATAGTTCATCAACAGTAAAAAACACTCTTTCATCATATACATCTCTACTTTCGATTTCTTTGAATTCTCTTTGAGAATTTAGAATTCTGTCAATTTCCTGTTTTATTAACTCTCTCTTCTGATAAAAAAGATTTTTATACTTTGCGGGTATACGTAATTCGATATACTTATTTTTTTGTTTTTTCATACTTTTCTCTTCTTTCATCTAACATATAAACGTTCCATATACATTTAAATGTCAGGTTTTCATCTTGACATATGGACTATGAAAAAGTTTTTAGCTTTCACTTTCTTTACGTTTATACTTATTTTATTACGATCGCAACAAATTATCGATATAATTCAGTTACTCCAATTTTTCAAAGAT